CTTCATACTTGACTGCATTAACGCGCTGAACCACCGCTTCCTCGGCACCGATCGCTCAATCACGGCCGTCTTCTCCGACGAGGACACCGCCAAGAACGAAGAGATGCAAGCCAAGGCGCTCCAGATGAGCCTCTACTCAGGCCAGAAGACCCTGAACGACGTGCGCTCAGAGCAAGGCGAACCGCTCTACGACATGCCCGAAGCCGACGAACCCTTCATCGTGGCTGGCAATCAGATCACCTTCCTCAAAGGCCTCCTAGAGACAGACAGCGCCGGAGAGACCGTTGGTCAAACAGAGACCGCCACAGGCGATTCTACGGACCTCTCAGACGAGATCAGTAGCGCCGCGCCGACCGCAGATGCGACCCAGAACGCACCGGACAAGGATCTCAACGAGGCCACGCTTCGGATGACACCGCCGGACACCGACATCACGACGGTCACGGCTCCCAGCGCACCCAAGAAGGCTGCCGAGTCAGACACCTTCACACCTCCCAAAGGCGTCCAAGAGGAAGCACAGCGAGCGCTGGCTTGGATCGAGGACGGTCACGCCGGCGACAACTTCACTGACGTTGGACGCAAGCGAGCCTCCGACCTTGCAGCTGGACGAGCGGTCAGCCTCGACACGGTCAAACGGATGGCTTCATACCTTGCTCGACATGAGGTTGACAAGCAAGGCAAAGGCTTCAACCCCGGCGAAGAAGGCTACCCCAGCCCCGGTCGAGTCGCATGGGCGGCATGGGGCGGAGATCCGGCGATGAGTTGGACAGCCTCGATCACCGACAAGACCGCCGACGAGATGAAGGCCTTCAAGGCTTACGTCGCGAAGCGAGCCAAGGCCGGCGAGTGGAAGCGCGACTTCGACTTCGAGACCGTAGACCAAGACGTAGCCGCCACGCTCAATGAGCAGGCCCGGTTGAACGTCACGAAGGCGAGCCGCCGCCCTTTAGCCGGAGCGCGAGCGACTTACCGGGCGGACAGCATCACGATCAACTCGTAGCGCACTTCGGACCTCTAATCGCGAAGGCCATCAAAGACTCGATCAACCCAGCAGACATCTTGGCGGCCATCCACGCAGCTGAGAAGCCGACCAAGGCCGCTGGCGACGTGAACATCCGCTTCGACACCGGCCCCCTGAACTCGATCTTCCAGAAGATCTACGCCTCTTCCTACATCACCGGCATCCGAGCCGCGCAGGCAGAGAACCCAAATCGACCAGCCACCGACACGCCGGCAGGTCAGTACGCATCCTCGATCGACTGGGCAACGTGGACCCCAGGGGACGCAGTAGCCGCGTCGGTTCTCAAAGACGGAGGCCTAGCCGAGTTGCTTCAGGCTCGCGACATCTGGATCGGTCAGATCCAAGACACCACCATGACGCGTCTCGGTAACGCTATTGCTGAAGGCATCGCTCGAGGCGACTCGGTTCTCACCATTGACTCCAACATTCAGCAATATCTTGGAGACGCCTATCGAGCAGATCTCGTCGCCACGACTGAAGTCGCTCGCGCACAGAACGAAGGTCAGAGCCAAGAGCTTCAAGGCATGGGCTTCGGCGAATGGACGTGGATGGCATACGACGGAGCCTGCGACACATGTATGGGTCTCAACGACCTGACGTTCATGTGGAGCGATCCCAGACCTCCCGAACATCCGAAGTGTCGCTGCTCGATCATTGGCTCAGGCGGCATCACTACAGACACGGGTGAAGGTGCCTAGCGTTACTGACTAGGTCTCGGCATCTAATCTCGGCAGAAGGTTCCCTGAAAGGATCATGACTCAATGAGCGACATCACTTACGCCTACGCAGGCGACATCGTCAAGACGAAGAGCGAAGACGGCGACCTGATCGTCTATGGCAAAGCCACCGGCCCGGACATCGACCTCGACGAGCAGATCTGCGACCCTGCTTGGCTCAAGGAAGCCATGCCCGAGTGGATGAAGTTCGGCAACGTGCGCGAGATGCACCAGCCCATCGCCGCTGGCGTAGGCCTCGAACTCAACGCCGAAGGCGACGACTGGTTCCTCAAGAGCCAAGTGATCGACGACAACACCGCACGCAAGATCGAAGCCGGCGCCCTCAAGGGATACTCGGTCGGAATCAAGGGTGCCAAGGTCATCAAAGACGCCGCAGCTCGAGGCGGCCGCATCGTCGGTGGCACGATCGTCGAGATCTCCTACGTTGACCGTCCTGCCAACCCCACCTGCTCAGCCGCAATCGCGAAGGCAGTAGGCGCTGAGTGGTCAGCCGTTGAGACCAAGTCCGACGACCCGAACGCTCCAGAGAATCAGAACGTCAACCTCGACTCCGACTGGAACGCCGAGGACATGTACCAACTGAACGACAACAACGAAGACCTCTATCCCGGTACGCATCTCTGCTCAGTGTGCGACGGTCTCGGTAAGTTCCCAGACACCGGCGCTCAGTGTCCTCACTGCGAAGGCTCAGGCCGCGTAAACAACTCAGAGACCGAAGATGGACGCGCTCAGAACGAAGTGATCGACCGCAAGAAGCCTAAAGACTCGAACGCTCAGATGACTCAAGACGACATCGACCGTCACATCGAAGGCAAGAGCATCGCCTCAGAGACCGAGATGAAGAGCGTGGAATGTCCTACCTGCAAGTCAATGTGCAAGGCAGATGAGATGGCTTGCAAAGAATGTGGCTACGACATGAAGTCTTACAACGACACTCGCATGAAGGCAGACTACTCAGACGCTCAGCGTGCGAACATGGCTGAGGCCGGACAAGCGATGCCCGGTGGAGGCTTCCCAATCAAGACGGTGGCTGACCTCAAGAACGCCATCCAAGCCTTCGGTCGTGCCAAGAACCCAGCCGCCGCCAAGGCTCACATCAAGGCTCGCGCAGCTGCTCTCGGTCGCGAAGACCTGATCCCTGAGAACTGGAAGACCCTAGAAGGCGAGACCGAGAAGGTGGAGCACAACGCCGCCGACCTCGAGGCCGTCCGATCAAGCATGATCGCCCTCATCGTTGCTGAACTTAACGAGATGCAGTCTGGCGAAGAGGACGAGGTGTGTGACGTTCGCAACCTACTCGTCGCTCTCCAGATCTTCCTCGACTGGTGGCAGGGCGAAGCCAACGAAGGCGAAACTAACAATCCATTCATGGAAACCGAAACAGAAGAGGACGACAACATGGCATACATGGCTATGGGCGTTAGCGCCGACATCATCAAAGCAGCATCAGCCGGTGGCGAAGAAGCCGTCGCTGAACTGCGTACCGAGATCGTCAAGGCCCTTGGCCTCGATGAACTCACCAAGACCGTGACCGACCTATCGAAAGCAGCGCAGAGGATCGAACTCCTAGAGGCTGAACTAGACCGGGTGAAGGAAATGGCTGCACCGGGAGGACCTGTCAAGTCCCGGACGCAGATGCAAACCTCCAAGGCCTTCGAGGCGGAGCGGATGCAGGCAGAGGCTTCACACTTCCGCCAAATGGCAAAGCAAATTAGCGACCCCAGTTTGTCCGCGCAATACCAACTGAAGGCCGCACAACTCGACAAAACCGCGTCCGAAATCATCGGCGCCTAACCCTTTAAGGATCTAACATGGCTCTCGCAGCTCCCTCAGTCAACGACATGTTCGCCGGCCTTCCGGCAGAGCAGCGCGTTGACCGTTTCGAGGCGTTCAAGTCCGCTATGTCTAAGTGCCACGCCGACGCCTATGCACAGGCTTCCCGTGGCGAGGTGCGCTTCGAGCGTTACCAAGGCATCGTCAAGAGCGCTTCTACCAACCCGGCTTCCCAGATCGAGGCTCTCCGTTCCGAAATGACGACCAAGGCCATGTCGCCTGAAGCCGTCGCTGAAGTTCAGGGTGCTCTCGACCGTCTCTCTGACATTCAGAAGGACTGGACGCTCACCAACCCGTTGAACACGGTGCCTTACGGCAACCTCGGTCTCGTTCCTTACGACCTTGATCCAGCGCTTGCTCTCTTGGTTCCTCGTTCATTCATCCTTCGCAACTCAATCAGCCGCATCGGTGGCATCGGTCAGGCTAAGGAATACCGTCGCATCACAGGTGTCTCGAACTCGAACACTGGTGGCGTTGCCAACCTCAGCACCTTCTTCTCGAGCGCTTCGGCCTCGACGCAGTTCGGTGGATCAGGTGGGCCTAGCCTTCAGCGTCCTAACAAGATCTCCTACGCCGCAGACCGTCACGTCGTTTCATACGTCGAGCAGGGTGTGTCGGACGAAGTCTTCATGGAAGCACAGTACGCAGGTCAGGGCTACACCGACCTCCGTCAACTCAGCCACACGGCTGCTCTCTGGGCGCACATGCTCGGCGAAGAGCGCAACTTGCTCTACAGCCGTTCATCTGGCACCGGATACGTTGGCGCACTGGCGACCCCAGTCGTCACCTCAGCCAACTTGACCAAGGCTGCTGCCACGACCACAGGCGGCACGTTCGTCGGTGGAACTGACACCGTCTACTTCAAGTTGACCTACTCATCGGGTGTTGGCGAGTCTGTCGCTACCGCTGAGCAGAGCCAAGCAGTCACCGGATCGAACAACTCGGTCACGCTGACCTTCTCGGCTATCCCAGCTGCGGCACTTGCTACGAACGTCTACTTCGGTACCGTTTCTGGCACGTACACCAACAAGGTGACATTCACCGGCTCATCGACAACGTTGCTGACCGCTGGCTCAGGCTCCTACACCGCTCCTTCTTCGGATGGTTCGGCTAACAGCCTCGGCTACGACGGCTTGCTCACGGTTCTCACCGACTCGACGCAAAGTGGTTACACCAAGCGCCTGAACGCTGTCCTCTCCACTACGGAGCCCGGCGCAGAATTTCAGGACTGCTTTGGCAGTCTCTACAGTTCCGTAATCGCGGACCCAGAGATGATCGTGACCACTGGTGCGATTCGTCGCGAACTTGCTAAGAACATCCAAACTCAGGGCAACCCCACCGGCTACCGTCTCAACCTTGAGGCTGGCTCGGATGGTGTGACCATCGGTTCGGTTGTCTCAGCAATCGCTAACGAATACACAGGCCGCATGGTTGACGTAGTAGCTCACCCATACGCGCCTGCTGGATCGGCGATCATCTGGAGCAAGACGCTTCCCTTCCCGGACAGCGGAATCAGCGAGACCACTCAGGTCGTGAATGTCACTGACATGAACGTCATCGAGTGGCCCGTCATCCAGATGTCATACGACATCAGCACGTACCAATACGGCACCATGATCCACCGGGCACCGGCTTGGTCAGGTTCCATCACTGGTATTCAGTAGTCACCCACTACTGTTTAGGTAGTTCGTCGGGGCGGTCTCTCCCGTTTCTCACCAAGCGGTTGTCTCCCCAAAAGGAGACCCCCCGACGGACGCCTAACTGCAACCGAAGGAGTCGTCTGTCAATGCCTCAACTACTTGGCCCCGAGGATGGAGCAAAGGAGGTGTCGATAGGCGACTCCGTCGTTGCGACCCGAGGCAGAGATGGCGTGTTCAACGTGGACAACCCAGCCGTCGCTACCCTCATGCGTAAGACAGGAGACTTCACGACTCGAGGCATCCGCATCGGTGCTGGATCCCCTGGCTACACCTGCACAAGCTGCGGTTTCGTTGCGATCATCAAAGACTCATGCGGTCGCTGCGGCGGCACGAACCTAGAGGCCCAATCATGAGCATCAACCCAGCAAACATCTCCTACGACAACCGAGTCCCGTACATCACCGTCACGGAGTTTCAGAACTCGCCGATCGCATCATCCATCGACTTCTCGAACCTCGTTCCTGCTGGCACGCAAGCACAGCAAGACGACGCGCTGGCTCAGTTGATCCTCATGGCTTCAGCCGAGGCCGACAACATTGTCATGGGTCCACTGGGAACAATGTGCGCCACGCTCAACACCGAGCAAGGTCGCTACCGTCAGAACCGCCAAGGCTTCTACGTCATCCACCCGGCGTACTGGCCCATCCTCGAGGTTGACTCGGTCGCCATCGGTAACGTGCCATCCGCGCAGACCTCGATCCCCGTCTCCTCGAGCAACGTCTGGATCGAGGATCGCCAGTTCACCGTTCTCTCCGGAGCCTTCAACTGGACAAGCGCCGGCCCCCTGTCCTTCGGAGCAGCTGGAGGCTCATACGGCGCTCAGGCTGACTTCATCACCTACACCTACGTCAACGGCTTCTTCAACGCCTTCAGCACCGCCTCAGTCAGTGCAGGCTCGACCTCGATCACCGTCGGCTCGACCGTAGGCGCGTACGTCGGACAGACGGTGCAGATCTGGGATGGCTTGAACACCGAGACCATCAAGATCTCGAGCATCTCTGGTCAGACGCTCAACTTCTCATCCAGCCTTCTCTACAATCATCAACTCGGAACGAACGTCTCAGTGCTTCCGGCCTCGATCAAGCAGGCCGTGATCCACCTCGTCGTCGCTGGCATCAAGCAACGTGGCGAAGGTGGCCTCGTCATCGCCGAGACCGGCGAGCCGATGAGCGTGGGCGGCAAGACCGACATGGGAAGCGAAGATCTCGCTCGCGCCGAGGAACTGCTTCACGCCTTCCTCCAAGTCTGGGGACGCTCATAATGGGTATCTACGCAGTAGGCATCGGCTTTGCGCTACTCGTCTGCGTTGGCTTCTTTATTGCTACCAAGGACCAGTAGTGTCTCGCTCCACTATCCGAGCGGCCGTCGCCTCGTATCTCTCACAGGGCGCAGGCACGTCCATTCCGTACCTCAGCAACGTCTACCCTCACCCGGCCAAGTTCACGCCAGAGGGTGACTTCTTCGTCAATGAGGATCCCGGTCACAACACCGGCGCCGTCATCTTCCTTTACATCGGCAAGCAGATGGAACGTCGAGCGGCGATGGGTGGACCGACGACTGGTCGCAAAGTGGTCGAGTACGAACTCATCATGGACTGCTTCATTCGTAGCGCCGCAGTTAAGTCAGAGAGTTGTGGAGCCGACGCCGACACCTTCCTCGATGCGCTAGTGGCTTACATCCGCGCCGACCGTAACGCCGGCACAGCTGCGACCAGCACCGGACCCTACGCCGGCACCGGCTACATCTTCCAATGGGGCGAAGGAACATTCCCCGGTGGAGAAGACATCGACATCCAAGCGCTCTACCCTCGTACCCTCAAAGGCTCAGGCCAGATCACTCAGGTCTACGCCTCAGTCCGCACCGCAGTTCTGGAGATCGCAGACGCATGACCACCTCGACCATTGTCATCAACGTCGCCGGCGTGGCTGGCCCAGTCAACGGAGTCAGTGTCACGGCTTGGAACATCTCACGTTTCGGCTATACCAACGTGCCAAGTCAAGGCACCGCCAAGCCAAGCGGCACTGCTGACGCCACAGCAACCTCAGCCGATATCGGCGCCAACGGTCAGGCCGTCCTCACCGTTCCAACCGGCTCGATCTACAACATCTGCGCCACCTACGACGGCACGAACTACTGGACGCAGAGCTCAGAGGCATTGGTCAACACCGGACCTCAGGGAGCGCAAGGCTCGACTGGAGCACAGGGTACGCAAGGTTCGACGGGATCTCAGGGCGCTCAGGGATATCAGGGCTACCAAGGTGCGGCCTCGACTGTGCCCGGCCCACAGGGCGTTCAAGGGTCTACTGGGAGCCAAGGATCGACAGGTGCTCAGGGTTCTCAGGGTGTCCAAGGTGCAACCGGCTCGCAAGGAGTTCAAGGTTCGCAAGGTAGCCAAGGCAACCAAGGAACTCAGGGCGTGCAGGGTAGCCAAGGTTCGCAGGGCTTCCAAGGATTCCAGGGCGCTCAGGGTAATCAGGGCAATCAAGGTTCGACCGGAAGCCAAGGTCTGCAAGGTTCGACCGGAAGCCAAGGTACTCAAGGCTTCCAAGGCTCACAGGGTTCAACAGGATCGCAGGGATCTACAGGATCGCAAGGCGCAACCGGATCGCAAGGCGCAACCGGATCGCAGGGATCACAGGGCGTTCAGGGAACGATTGGAAGCCAAGGAGCGACAGGTTCGCAAGGTAGCCAAGGCGCAACTGGATCACAGGGAGTTCAGGGAGCGCAGGGCTATCAAGGCTCGACAGGTACTCAAGGTACTCAAGGTTCGCAGGGCTTCCAAGGTCAGACCGGATCGCAGGGATCACAGGGCGCTCAGGGTTCAACCGGGGCTACTGGATCACAGGGCAGTCAAGGCTTACAGGGTACGCAAGGGTTCCAAGGCAATAACGGAAATCAAGGTTATCCCGTCGGTCTTACGGGTGCTACTTCAGCTACTCGATACGTCGGCGGCACCGTTAATGGCGCACCCACGTCAGGTACTTTTGCCGTTGGCGATTTTATTGTAGATCAAACTGGAACTATCTGGGTCTGCACAACTGCCGGGACACCCGGTACTTGGACTACCACAATCTCGTCGCACCTTTCGCTTCGTACTGCTTCGGCAACGGTGGGCCGTAATGAGATAACTATTTTTTCAGGCTCCACGTCAAGTCAAACCCTCACTGCTCCATCCAGTCCGATTGACGGTTCTAACTGGACTGTCATCAACAAGTCCTCCGTGACGGTGACTTTAAGTTTCACGCCTTCAATGGTTCCGCTCAGTTCGGGAACTGGCGTGACTACGTTCTCGGTTTTTGCTGGCGGGACTTACTCATTCGTGAACTACAACGGTTCTCAGTGGTACATGATTTCTTCCAACAGCGCCGACCAACTAATCAACGTATTACCTACCGCTAACGGTGGAACCGGACTTAGCACCATTGGAACTGCTGGTCAAGCGCTGGTAGTCAACGGTGGCGCTACCGGACTTACCTACACCTCAGTCGTCGGAACGCAAGGAGCTCAAGGTTCTACGGGTGCCCAAGGTTCACCCGGAGCGCAAGGTTCTACGGGTGCCCAAGGTTCTACAGGCGCTCAGGGTGCTACAGGTTCTCAAGGTTCACCCGGCGCTCAAGGCAGTACCGGCGCACAAGGTGCTACAGGAACTCAGGGTGCTACAGGAACTCAGGGTGCTACGGGAACTCAGGGTGCTACGGGGGCGCAAGGTGCTCAAGGCTCATCTGGAGCGGCGCAACTCTCAACGGCCAACACTTGGACTGCCACGCAGACCATGTACCTTGAAGTAGACACCAAGAACACAGTCACAGTCACGTCGAACGCCGGCACATGCTCGGCTTCTTACAAACTGAACTACTTCACGAACTCGTCGGCCGCCACGATGACGATCACGCTCTCAACCTCGGGAGCAGTTGACGGTCAACTCATGCGAGTCGTCATCTACGACTTCTCCGCAGCTGCACAGACCATCAACTGGACGAACACAGAGAACTCGACGGTCAGCGTGCCAACGACCTCCAACGGCTCGACCACCAGTCCCAAGATCGTCGGGTTCCACTACAACGCCTCGACCTCGAAGTGGCGTTGCATCGCCGTCGCATGAGCACCGTCACTCGAATCACCTTTGACAAGGATCGTCTCTTCGCTGGCGAGCCTTATTGTCACGTCAATGGCGACTGGTGGGACGGCTTCCATTCGGTTCGAGGCGTCGTCTTCGTCAAGGTCGGCCCGAAGGGCGCATGGATCGAGCATCACGGAGATGTCCCCGACCTCACTCCCGGTGGCGGAGAGATCGCTGATTCCGGCGAGCGTGAGCAGTGGGGCTTCAATTACTGGATCTCAGGCCTCAAAGATCGTTTGATCGAGCATCCTTCGCTCTGGTATGGAGCAGTTAATAAGGGTCGCATCCGAATGGGTAGACCAGCCATCACCGCCTACAACCAACACCGTGAGATTCTGACCGACTTCCTGCGCTTCGAGGGTGAGGTATGGAGCGCCACCATCAAGCCGCCTGCTCAGGATCATCCGGAGCCGCTCAACTGGTGGATCGAGACGAACGGACTGGTGGAGTTCTAATGGCTATCGCAGTAGTTCAAAGTCAAGGCGCACTCACCTCATCTGGGAGTGGTACAAGCGGCGACCCGACTCGAACGGATAACACATTCTCATCGGCAGTCACTACGGGTAACGCCGTTGTCGTCATTGAATGGATCTCAAACTATTTAGGTCGAGCTTCAACAATCACAACAGGAGCGGTGACAGACAACAAAGGTAACACCTACCAGCGAGTCTTCTCCTTGACGACCACCAACACTCAATACAAAAACCCAGAAGTGTTGCAAATGTATGTGGCCTACAACGTAACGGGCGGATCAAGTTTCTCAACGATCAGCAACGCCTCGTCTTATGCCTGTTGTTGTTGTGGGACTTTAAGTTATCCAACCCTGCAATCAAGCATGATTAGTTACGAAATCTCAGGACTCGGCACTAGTAATCCGATCGACACATACTCAACTAACCAAGGTCTGTATTCGAGCAACCCCAGTTCCGGAAGTATCACAAACTCGCCGAACGCAATCCTGATCGGGTGTGCAGGACTTGACAGCAACGACGCTGGTGGATCGGCTATCACTTGGACTGGTACATCTGGATTTACAGGCCCAGTCATCTCGCCGCCTTCAGGAACATCGCAGAGTCCTATTCCACTGGCAGCAGAGTATCAAATCGTTGCTTCATCTAGCTCATATAGTTCTTCGATGAGAGCATCACAGCCGGGTTCTTCTTATTGGTACGCCAAAGCCATCGCATCGTTCAAGGCAAGCGGAGCAGCTGCGCCAAACTCTAACTTCATGGTGTTCTTCTAATGGGCGTCATCTACGTCGGCGACCTCGCTGGATCTCCACCGCCAGCAATTCCCTACGGCCGCTACCTCCTCGATGTCGGCGCACTTCCAAGACCCGGTCACGTTCAGGTCGGCTGGAAGACTCCCACCGTTACGCCAGCAGTCAAGAACTCAGTCGTCGGCCTCTCGGCGAAGACTTCGACAGTCGTGGCAAACTCGGAGCACGCCATCGTCGGCGCAGGATATCGCTACCCGACCGTCATCGCAGCTGCGGAGGAATAATGAACTCTTTGATCTATGCAGGAACCGTCGTCCGGTTCTACACCTCGACGCCGTTCACCTCGGTCGCTGGCACCGTGACTGACCCCACCGAGGTTCTGTTCGCCTATCGAGTAGGCAACGGCCCGGCGACTCAGTTCACCTACAGCTCAGGGGGATCAGTAGGCTCGATCATCAAAGACTCGACCGGGAACTACCACATCGACATCGACACCACCGGCAAGCCGGGAACGTGGACGATCACATGGGTCGGCATCGACACCACCGGAACAGTTCAGACACGCTCAGAGACAGAGGTACAGATCTCGGCGCCGTCGGTATCTGTCACGCCATAGCCAGAAGGGATAGCCTCAGACCATGCCTCAGTTCACCTACACCGGCTCAGAAGTCAAGGTCTACCCGACCCTATCCGCCGCAGACGGCTCGACCCTCGTCGTCAAGCCCGGCGACGTTGTCACCCTCGACACTGACCCGAACGCATCCGACCTCACAGCAGCCGCCAAAGCCGCCTCAGCACCAGCGCCAGAAGCCGCTCAGACCGCCCCAGAAGCCCCTACAACGCCGGCAACCCCAGCAGCGTAGGGATAAGACCTAGAAATCAACAGGAGCCAATATGCCATTCATGACCGCCAACTCGTTCGTCGGCCTCGGTATCGAGGGTACGCGAGGCACCGCATCGAGCAACGTCAAGTTCGTACCGGTAACTGGTCCTCAGATCACGCCTCAGCAGAAGTGGCTCCGTGACGACGCCTTTCGTGCCAGCCCCGTTGACAACTACGGCGAGATCCTTGGCGTGCGCCACGACGAGTACGACTTCAAGGGCTACGTCTTCGCTGACACCTTCGGCGTGCTGGCCAAGGGCGCTCTCGGCTACGAAGCGATCAGTGGCTCAGGCACCTACACCCACACCTTCGGCCTCTACAACAGTCCAGCCAACGCTTCACAGCCACCCTCAATCTCGATCCAAGACTTCGACGGTAGCCAGACCTTTCAGCTGCTCGCCGGACAGGTCGGCGACCTGAACGTCAAGTTCACCGCCGAAGGCGCTCTCGAATACGACTCGAAGCTCATGGCTAACCCGTTCACCAAGATCGCGAACCCGACCACGTCATTCTCGACCGAAGTGTTCATTCCGGCATGGGATCTGACTATGACGATCGGTGGCACCTCGACCGCCGTGACTGCTGAGGGTGAGATCAACATCAAGCGCAACACCGCTCCGATCTTCACGGCTCAGGGCGTGAACAGCCCCTACCGTCTCTTCGCAGGCCCAGCCAACGTGAGCGGCAAGTTCACCTTCGTTCTCGAAGCCTCCGACCCGATCCTCTACAACGGTTCCAGTAACGGCTACGGCCTCACCGCCGGCACGCAGGCCGTCGTCTTGACCTTCACCGACCCGGCTTCTACTCACACGGTCAAGTTCCAGATGTCCAGCGTTCAGTTCGAGATGCCCAAGCGCACGCGAGGCAAGGCCTACGTCGAGGTCGAGACTCAGTTCGAGGCAGTCGCCAACACCACCGACGCCATCTCCGGCGCCGGCGCTGGCTACTCACCGATCCAGATCGTCACCACGAACTCTGTTTCAGCCGCTTACTAATACCTAACAACAATCAAACCGGGAGGAGACACCCATGATCGTGTCATTACCTAACAATGAATCAGCGACCCTTCGTGAATACGGAGAGTTGACCGAACGCGCAGCTCGACGGATTCGCGCATCGCTTCGAGCGGCACTCGAGCAGGCATCAAGCATCGCCGCTGGAGGCTTTGACGAGACCAAGCCTGAGACGTGGGGAGCGCTCAAAGGTATGGGCGAAGAGCACACCGCGATCGAGATCTACCAAGACCGTTGCATTGTTGAGATGGTCAAAGGCTGGACACTTGGCGACCTTCCCACGATGGAGACAGTGGGCGACCTGCCGGCTGGAACCTACGCACTCTTGGCAGAGCAATCAGTAGCCGCCACGCGAGATGAAACCGAGTACGGAGTGGACGGTGCTCCTGACCCAAAAGCGGTTACAGAAGGCTGAATCGCCTTCGCGATCACTTGCTAGGTCTCGGCCTAGAGCCACCAGACACCGAGATCGTGGAATGGTGGGAGGAATACCGCTATCGCAAACTCATCCCCTTGAGCCATGAGGCCTATCTCGATGAACCCGTGGAGGCTATCGAGTGGACGTTGCGAATGGACAACCTACGAGTCGAGGTCGAGAACGAATGGCAACGGAGATCAGGGTAGAAGGCATCTCGAAGTTCTCAGCTGCGATCGAGAAGAAGATCGTCGAGTCCTCCATCGCCGCCAAGACCTTCGTCACCGTCGGAGGTCAGATCGTCACCAAGAACGCACGTCGTCAGTTCACCACCGTTCTCGTCGATGCATCAGGTAGTCGTCGCATCGCTGGACGGTACTCTCGAGGCAAGCGAGGCGAGACCATTGAGCGATCAGGATCAAACATCTCAGGCGCCGGCGGTCCACCGCACATCCGTTCCGGTTACTTGGCTCGATCCATACAGACTCGAGGCATCAAGCCAACTGGCCGACGCGAAGGCTGGATGAGTAAGACAGGCCCCACCGCGATATACGGTCGCCGAGTAGAGTTAGGTCTCAGAGGTACTGACTCCAAGGGTCGCCTCTACAACGATCCGAACCCATTCCACCCCTACTTGAAACCCGGACTAGAGATGTCAAGACCAGAACTTCACGAACTTCGCCTCAGGTTATTCGGTAAGGCCGTCAATGGCTGATCTCCTTCCTCCGGTAGTCGCCACCCTCGTCGCCGACATCAAGCAATACAGCGCCAAGATGGACGAGGCCGATCGCAAGATGACTCAGTTCGGCGCGGCCTCCGAGACCACTGGCTCCAAAGTCATGGGCGGTCTGCAAAAGGCATCCACCGCGATCATCGGAATTGGCGTCGGAGTAGCCGCGTACTCGGTCAAAGCAGCGACGAACTTCCAAAGTCTGACCACCGCGCTCGTCACCGGCGCTGGCGAATCTGAGAAGAACCTCAAGATGGTCTCAGACGGCATCTTGGCGATGGCCGGCAAAGTAGGTCAGACGCCGGCGCAACTTGCCCAGGGCCTTTACATGATCGAGTCCGCTGGCTATCACGGATCCGCCGGCCTGACCGTCCTACAAGCCGCAGCTGAAGGCGCGGCAGTTGGTAGCGCTCAGATGGAGACCGTTGCGAACGCGCTGACTACAGCCATGCACGACTTCAACATCCCAGTCTCGAAAGCCAATAACGTCACGTCGGCGCTAATCGAGACCGTCGCCAGTGGTAAGACTCACCTTCAGGATCTCGCGTCCTCGATGGGTAAAGTCATGCCAGTCGCCTCGGCACTTGGCGTCTCGATGCAAGGCGTCCTCGGTGCGATGGCGACCATGACGAACTCGGGTCTCTCAGCTCGAATGGCGGCGATGGGTCTCCAAAACACCCTTATGGCGTTGAGCGCTCCAAGCGCAAAGGCCGAAGGAACCTTGGCCGCGTTCGGTCTCAGTTCTCAGCAAGTCAAGGACACCATGACAGGCCCCGGTGGCCTCTCAGCCGCGCTGCAAGAGATCTCGACAGCCGTCGGTCGCAGGTTCCCAGCCAACTCGGTGAACTACGCGCAAGCCATGAGAGACATCCTTGGTGGCACCGTTGGCTACCGCACCGAAGTCATGTTGACCGGATCTCACCTTAAAGAGTTCAATACCGACGTGAAGAATATCGGCGCCACGATGAATGGCTCAAAGCCGCAAGTCCAAGGCTTCGCGTTGGTACAGAAAGACCTAGCCTTCCAACTCAAGTCCGTGAAAGGATCACTTCAAGCCGGCGCCATCAGCCTCGGTCAGTGGCTGCTTCCGAAGATCACAGATGTAGCCAAGTGGTTCGGTGGCGTCGTGAACTTCCTCAAGGGCAAGTCCATTCTGTCGAGCATCGCTTCGGACGCCGTCATCGGACTGTTCGTCAGCGCCGTTGTACTGAAACTTGGCAAAGGCATCTCGTCGGTCTTTAGTGCCGGCTCATCTCTCATCAAGGGCATCGCCGGAGTAGTTAGCAAGGTAGCCGGCACAGCGGCCGCTTCGAGTCCGCTCGAGCTCAACACCTTGGCTCTTAATCGACTGACAACCGCCATTGAAACACAGGGA